GAAACAGAAACGGCAGAATCTACCCTAGAGAACTTTGGGAAGGTGAAGTTACTAAATATCAAGAAAACTTTTCTTCTGGTTCGATCAATACATTAATGGAGTGGGAACATCCTGCTCGTACAGTGGTTGATCCTATGGAAGCAGTAGCAAAAATTACTAGCTTGAAAATTAAAGATAAGTATGTTATGGGTGAAGCTGTTCTGTTGGACAACGACAAAGCTAATCAGCTTAAATCTCTAATTGATAATGGTATTATGGTATCAGTATCTTCTAGAGGAGTCGGCTCTGTTAAGAATGGTATTGTTGAGAATTTTAAACTTGTAACCTATGACGTTGTTGCTGCACCTAGTGATTATAACGCCACTATGAATGGTTTGGTAGAATCGTACCAGTTGAATGAAGGCGTAATTGAAGATTTGTCGTTTAGTATTGATGATTTCGGTAATATTGTTCCAATGAACGAATGCGAAGGTAGCTGTTCTTTATTTAATAAAGAAGATATTAATTCAGCTTTTACTACTAAGTTCGCTCAAGTCCTGGAAGAATTAAAAAATAAATAAATAATTAACATGTTGCCGATTGAGTTCGATGGATTCTGGGCAAAATGAAAATTTGGAAAATTATTTGTTTTAATATAAATATAACAAATTTAACTAAGGAGAACTAAAAATGTTGGAAAAACTTTTTGAGTCTTTGGACGAAAACGTTTTTACAGCAGAGTTAAAAGAGTCTCTAGAAGCTCAGTTTAACGAAGCAGTAGAAGCTAAAGCGGCCATTATCGCAGATGAAAAGATTGAAGAAGCGACTGATTCTCTAAATGAAAAGTCTGAGGCACACATTGATTTTCTTAATGAAAAAGCAGATCAATATGTTGCACAGAAGCAATCAGAAATGGTTGATTCATTAGACAAGTATTTAGATAGAGTCGTTGAAGAATTTGTTTCTGAAGCAAAAGACGCATTAAACGAATCTGTTAAATCAGAAAAAGCAGATATGATTATCGAAGCTTTTGATTCAATGTTAACTGCTACTGGTGTAGAAGTTGCTAAGATCGTAGAAGCTAAAGATGATTCAGCTGTTGAAAACAAATTAGAAGAGTCAGTTGCAAAATATGATTCTCTAGTTGAAGAACTCATCGCACTTAAAGATGAAAATGAGACACTTATTAAAATGGGTGTTATTAGTGAATTGAAAGAAGGTCTTTCAATTGTTGAAGCTGAGAAATTCGTGAAGTTAGCTGGTCTAGTTGAATTCACTAAGGACGAAGCATTTGCTGAAAAGCTAGAGACCATTAAAGAATCGGTTAAAGGTGCTGTTGAAGCAAAAGAAGAAGAATTGACTGAAACAGTTGATCAAGATGGTGAATCTAAGGAAGCACCAGCTTGGGCACACTTAGTTTAATTTACTTCTTGTAAATTATAAATAATTAAAATTTCTATAATAGGAGAACATAAAAATGGAAAATATTCAAGCTTTACTTGAAAGTTCTAAGTATGCTCCATTAACTGCATCTGATTCTGCAGCTATGAAGCTTATGCTTGAGAACACTGAAAAGGAGCATGCTAGATTAGTATCTGAAGGTACTCTTTCTGGTGATGTTGCTCAATTCACACCAATCTTAATGCCAATGGTTAGACGTGTATACCCTAACTTGATCGCTAACGAGATTTTAGGTGTTCAACCAATGTCAATGCCTACTGGTTTTATCTACGCGTTGACTAACTCTTACACTGGTACTGGTGCTGACTCTGCTAAAGGTGGTAAAATCATCGAAGGTGATGTTGCTCACGGTGATGCTATTCACTCTGAGACTGGTGCTAATGGTAATGTTTACTCATTGGTTCCTTCTACTACTGCTGATGATACAGACGGTGGTGCAGTAACTGTTGTTAACACTTACTCTAACGAAGCAGCATTCAAAACTATCTTGAAAGAATACACAGGTCCTGTTGTTACTTCAGCAGCTGAAGCTCTTTCAACTGATATGAAAGAAGTTGGTTTCTCAATCGCTAAGAAGTCGGTTGAAGCGAAATCAAGAGCTCTTAAAGGTCAGTACACAGTTGAAATGTATCAAGACTTAAAAGCTCAGCACGGTTTACTTGCTGACGAAGAGATCATGTCTCTAATGTCTTATGAGATGCAAGCTGAAATCGATCGTGAAATCGTTGATTTTGTTAACTCAACTGCTACTCAATTAGGTGATACTACTTTCTCTTCATCTGCTGATGTTGATGGTAGATGGTCAATTGAGAAGATGAGAAACGAAGCTATCCGTATTTCTGCTGAAGCAGCTCAAATCGGTTTAGACACTAAGCGTGGTCAAGGTAACGTTCTTTTGGTATCTCCAAAAGTTGCTACTATGCTTGAGCAAGTAGGTACTTTCACTGTAGCTACTCAAGCTTCTGGTACTAAAGCTCCAGTTTCTGGTGGTGTAGCTGGTACATTCGATGGTCGTTTCAAGGTTATCGTTGATCAGTATGCTACTTCAGACTACGTAACTGTTCTTTACAAAGGTGCAGACCGTAGAGACGCTATGGGCTTCTTCGCTCCATACGTTCCAATGAGCTTCACTAAAGTAACTAACCCTGACTCTGGTCAGCCAGCAGTTATCGCTAAAACTAGATATGCTCTAGACACTATCCCTGGTGTTTCTTCAGCTACTTCTACTGATCGTGCAGCTACTTATGCTAGATCATTTGGTGTTAACTTTGCTAACACTGTTTTAGCTTAATCGTTAAAC